GTCGACGTCGACGCTCTCGACGCGATCGTCCAGCTCATCGACGAACTCGTAGTCGCCCTCGCCGAATCGGCCGAGCCGCGGGAGAACGATGCGCCGCGCTCGCCACAGGTCTGGCCAGTGGCCGAGCCAGTGCTGGAACGCGAGCAAGAAGAGGAGGGCGAGCAGCGGGGCGACCACGGGCCCCCAGACGTCGGCCGTGGCGATCGGGTCGGTAGCGATGCGTCTCACAAGGTCGGTCAGTGTGTTCATGAATGGTGTGAGCGCGGTGTTAGTGCCTCACGCCCGCCGCGCTCGCCGGGCAGTCATCGGTTCTATGGTCTTACAGCCGCCGCGCCACGCTCTCCACACGGCGCTCAATCCGGTCGAACGTCTCGCTAGCGCCTCCACGATTACCCAGACGGATATCCACGGTACGCTCGCCGGCGTCGATCTCCCTGACGACCTCCGGTTCGATCGGTGCGCCCTCAATGTCGAGCGCACCGACGAGTCCGAACGTGCTCCGGTCGAGCGTCACCCTCGCACCGCACTGCGGCTCGGAGAGTTCTTTCGTGATGGCGATCGCCGCTTGCTCGGCGAGTTGTCGCGTCGACGCCGCCTCGACGGTCCGCCGGATCGTATCTCGCGTGCCGTCGGCCGTTGGGAGCTCGTACCGTTCGGCGATGCGCGTCTCGAAGTCGAGTAGCACCGTGTCACCGTCGCTGATCGCGCCACCTTCGACCGCCTTGATCACGCCCTCGTTGAACAGGATCTCGTAGTCATCGTTGATCTGGTATACCTCACCGGTGTCGGGATCTCGAACCCGCTCGGTCCCGGGCTGGATGTAGTCATCACCGACGTCCGCGTAGCCGCTTGTGGGGAGTTGGGCTTCGACATCGCGAACGCGTCGCGACCGACCGTAGACGATCGTCTCCTCGACGAGCGTCTCGCTGTCCGTTTCGGTCTCGTAGTCGAGGACAGCCGCCGACGTCGACGCCGACCGCTGACCTGGTTGCGTCCACTCCACAGCGATCGAGTCGGTCTCATCATCCCAGCGCAACTCAAAGATGAAGTTGTGGTTGTCAGCCAGCTGCTGGAGCACGTCCAAGAGCGAGCCGTCATACCCAGCACCCTCGGCGAACGGCGTGTCATCGAGCGTCACCGACAGGTCGAACGCCGTCGCCCGCTGTCGGCCGTCACCGATCGCGACGCTCGAAAGCCCAGACGTATCCCCAGTGTCGTACCGCGAGAGGGTGAGTCGTGCCTTGATCTGCGTCGAGCTCTCCGCGAACTCACTGCTGACGCTGGTCGCGTTGCTCGCCTCAATCCACGTCGCGCCGCCGTCGTTGCTGATCGCGACCGCCTGCTGGCCGCTCGTATCGTCGATCTCAACGGCCGCCTCGCCGGCGACGACCTGCTGGATCGTCCCTGATTCCTCGGTCTCAAGCTCGACTGCCTCCGGGAGCGGGCCGGGGGACTGCAGGACGCCGTCGACGATACCCGCAGCGCCGTCAGAGTCGAACGACTCAGCGTAGCGGTCGTCTTGGACGCCGAGCCCATCAACAGCCCACTCCGCGTCGGAGTCACTCGACGTGCCAGTCACCTCTAGCCGCACCGTGTACGTCCCCGTGTCGAGTGTGTCGGCACTGAGTTGGGAGCCCGAACCGATAAACGTCCACTGCGGCGCGTTGTCGCCACCGGCACCGGGCTGGTCCGCTGGGAACGTCTCGATGAACTCACCATCAAACGTCGCTGTCACCTCTGNACTCGCACCCTCAATCGGGTCCTCGCGACGGACGCGGATCGACAGCTCGTCTGTCGGCACGCGGTGTTCGAGTTGGATCTCCCACTCGATGATGTCGCCGTTGTCCTGGAGCCGATGAGCACGGCCGTCCCAATACGTGTCGAACTCATCGAGGCGAGCCAGTTGCGTCGTCTCCGCGAGCCGTGAGGACTGCAGCCAGCGCACGGGCGTTGGGACGAGTTCAGTCGGGTCGAGGAAGAACCGCGCCGGCACGTCGTTGCCGACGAGTTCGTCGAGGGCGGCGAACGCGTTGAGCAGCGGGAACGTCGAGTCGGCGCTGATGATGTCGACGTCGTCGGTGAGCGCCGGCTCTGGCTCGTCGACGTGCTCGGTGTACGGCGTCTCGTCCACGATGAGATCGCGCACGACATCGTCGACGTCAGTGAGCTCGCCGATGTCGAACTCGATATCGCGATCGAGTTCAATCCCGCCGCGCCCGTGGAGGACGACGTTTTCGGGCGTTCGAACCGCACGTTCGAACCGTTCGATCGGGAGGCGTTCGCCATCCTTCCAAACGCGCATCGGCGCGCGGCGAAGCTGCTCGTCTTCCCAGCGGTCATCTTTGGCGACGTGGACTTCGACGCGCTGGACGTCGTTTAGCGAGGCTTTCGGTGTTGAGTCTTCGAGGACCGTCGGCGTCAGTGGCGCGACACGATCGGGATGGTCGATCTCGACGCGCCAGCCTGAAGCCGGGACGCGCCGACGAGAGATGCCGATATCATCAGTCGTCACGGCCTGACCGTTCGAATCCGCCTCGGCGAACGGCGTGTACGCACGGATCCGATAGCGGTACGTCGTGTCCGGCGCTGGCGTGGTGTCTGTGTACGACTCCGTGTCCGGCCCGGCGTCGTCGACGATGCGCTCGCCGAGACTTTCGCCGTCGCGGAGCTGCTCGCGGACGATCAGCTGACCGTCCTCGTTGTCGGCGTTCTCCGTCCACACGAGCTCGACCTCTGTCGGAGAGGTGGCGGTCGCAGTCAGATTGATCGCGCCGGGGAACTTCGTGACAATCTCGACTGGCTGTGTCCACTCGCCCGTACGGTAATCCGTCTCCGACCGGGCCCTGGCCTCATACGCCTCGCCGTCGAGGAGGCCGCTGAACAGGGCGGTGGTGGCGTTGAACGCGACCGCCGTCTCGTCGAAGCCTGCGGCCGCCGAATCCCACGTGGTCTCACCAGTCTCGCGGATCTGGAACCGTGCGAGGCCGTTATTCGTCGGCTGTCCGACGCGCTCGACAGTGATCTCGTCTTTGACGCCGTTGTCGAGTCCTGGTTGCTGCTCGTCCGGGAGTGTCGTGGTTGCGAGGACTGGCATCTACACGTCCACCTCTTCTGTGTCTTCGGTAAACACGATGACCCGCAGTCCGTACAGTTGCCCATTAAGAAGCCCTGTAGCCGTAGCCGACTCGGTTCCGGGAGCCAGACCGTCTTCGACGATCTCCCACTCGCCCTCGTCATCTTTGTCTGCCTCAATACGATAGCCCTCCTCGTCTTCCGCGTTATCGATCCACGAAAGGTCAACGGTTTCGTCACCGACGTTCGTCACAGTAAGATCCGTCGGCGCAGGGAGTGTAATGAACGGCTCCGTCTCGTTCGACGCCGACGAGTAAACGTCGTTTTCGGGATCGTAGGCGAATACCGCGTAGTAGTACTGAATGCCCTGTTTCGCAGACGTATCTTCGTATGTTTCACTTCCGTTCGGAACCTCCTCAATGAGCGTGCTCTCGGGAGTCACGCCCGGTTCTCGATCGCGGAACACCCGAGCCGGTTGCTCGTCGTCGTTATCCACCCACGATAGCGTGACACTCGTGTCACCACTGGTCGCTTCAAGCCCACTCGGCGCGGATGGGACGGGTGTGTATTCGAGTTCGATCACTCCGGGAGGTTCGTCGTAGTCGTCGTCGCCGTTGTTGGCTCCGCCGGTTTCGACGGACCCGTCAAACAGCGTTTCGTGCGTTTCTCCCCCACCCGGGTCCGCCCTACCGTTGGCGTCTGCTTGTGCACCATCTCCTCCGTTCCCGTCTCCGTCGCCGTCCTCCCCGCCGTTTCTTCCCGAACCGCCACGTCCGCCGCCGCCGCCACCGCCCCCGGAGTCGTTCTGTTCCTGACCCCCTCCACCGCCGCCTCCGTCCGTGATAACAAGAACGGTCCCGTCCCCGGCCTTTAGTTCGGTCGAGCCGCCGCCGCCCCCGCCAGCCCCGGAGTCGGACCGTCCGTCGCTTCCAGCCGTTGCGTCCCCGCCTCTGCCGCCGTTGGGGAATCCACCATCACCACCATCGGCCACGACGCTGAATCCGCTCCCGCCACCACCGCCGCCCCCACCGACTTGCATTTCCAGCGTATCAATGTCCTCGGTGTTTATCGATCCGGTTGCGGATGCGCCGTGCCCTCCCGGGCCCCGGTCTGGTTCAGTGGTGACCTCGTTTGCGCCCCCAACACCACCGCCGCCACCCTCCATATACACCTCGATCTCATTAAGATCTGAAACGTCCAGACTGTACTGCCCCGGCGAGTCGTGGGTCTGTTGTATAGCCATCTACAACCTCACCTCGCTCCGCGCCACAAGCCGCTGTTCAACGCCACTATCCACCACGCTCATCGCCGCGATCGGCTCTAACATTGTTCTGAGGTCCGTCGGTAGTTGTTCATCCACGCTCTCGGGGATCCACACCCCCACGTCTGAGCGCCCGCGCTCCAACTCGACGTCCACCGAATAAACGTCGCCCTCGTCGACGCCGGCGACGGCCTCGACCTCGACCTGTGCAGCGACGCCTACCTGCCCGATGTGCGTGAGGTCGACGTCGGCGGGCTGCCAGTCCGTGTCGAGCGTCTCGGGGTACGCCGGGAGCGCGACCGTCGCCCAGCTGTCCGTGCCCGGATCGTACTCCTCGACCTCGAGGCTCGCCGTGGCGTCGGCGTTCGTCGGCTCGTCGATCGTGATGCGGAGCAGGCCGTTCTCGATCACCACGCTGCCGGTGAAGTCGTGACCCGTGTCGAACACCTGGCCCCACGCGAGGACACCGTCCTCGTCGGCCCGATCAGCCTCTCCGTACATATCCCACACGCCGGGGTCGACATCGCCCTGCGCGTCGTACTCCAGGTCGTAGAGATAGATCGGCTCGTCGATCGCCTCGCTCGTCGCATCGAACAGATCAACGGCGCCGTGTTCGGCCTCGACCGTCTCCACGGGCGTGGGCCGCTCGCGCTGTGTCGGCGAACTCGTCGAGTCGACGATCCGGGCGCGCCGGGCGCCGGCGGGGATCCCGACGAGCGCCGTGAGATCGTTCCCGAACTCGTGACCGGGTTCGGGCTGCGACGGCGCCGTCTCGACGGCGAGCAGGTGCGTCTTTCGCGTGCCCTTCCGCGCGAGGTCAACTGAGACCGTTTCCTCACCTCGCTGCCGGTCTGTCTGCTTCCGGCTCGGGCGTCGGCGCGCATCGGTCGCGACGAAGTAGCCGCCAGCGCCAGCCTCCACGCGGGGGACAGAGAGCGGCTGCATCGTCACCGATCCAGCAAGCTCAGTCAGTGCGAGCGCACGTCGCGCTGCTCGAGCGCCTGAGTACGTAGCATCGATGTTCCACGTGGGCACTGCTTCGGAGAGTTCTGTCGTCGTCGCAGTCGTGTCGAGCGGCTCCGTATCGCTTGTGTTGACGCCGACGCGAATGTCGCCGAGCGATGCGTCTTCGACCGTGAGTGTGTAGATGTCCATAAATCGGCTCCTCAGTTAGTGATTGCCGCGTCGACACGGTCCTCGATGAGCCGGTCGAGTTCGCGATCGTCGATTTCGAGCAGGACTTCGAGCGCGCTGCCTTCGACACGCTCGACGAGTGCGTCGGATAGGTCGCGAATCGACTCTCGGGAAAGATCAACATCCCCAGATCCCCGCGTCGACGTAGTCGCGCGAGCCGAATCCTCTCGTGGCGGTGATGACGCGGCGGCATCATCTGGCCGGGCGATCGACTGTGCCTCCTCGGCGGTACCAGTCCCCGGGCCGACGCTCTCGCCAGCACTAGACCCGGCGTCGAGTGCAGGTCCGGAACCAGCACCGCGCTGGACTCCGGCAGCGACGTCTTCACCAGCCTCCTCAGCTGCTTCCTCATCGACTTCGACGTCATCGCCGCCGATGTTGACGCCCGGGATGACGTTGACCTTCTCGACAAGCCAGTCGATGGCATCGCCGATGACGGAGACGACGCTGTCGACGGTGTCTGCGATCCCGAACAGATTTCGGTCGTAGACTTCTCTCGCGATGCGTATCGGCGGGTAGAAACGGTTGATAGCGTCGATGCCGTCGAACAGCCGATCACGCAGCCATCCGACACCGTCTCCGGCGCGTTCGGCTGCCCATCCGGCAGTCTCCATCGGGTCGATCCAGTCACTACGCCACGCGAGCGCCGCGACCGCGCCTCCGACGACGCCGAGCGCAGCCCCGATCGCGAGTATCGGGCCAGTCACTGGGAGCGACGCCGCGGATACGGCCGCAAACGAGGGCGCGAGTGCGCCGAAGTTGATCGTCGACATCGCGATCGCAGCGACGCCCAGTCCCTGGAGCGCTGGGGCGGCTGCGCTCACTGGTCCGAGGTAGTCGCCCACCGCGAGCCGCGTCCGGTCGAAGCCCGCCCGGAGCGAGTCCATCGCGGTGAGCGACTCGTTCGCCGCTTGCGCATGGTCTTCGGTCGCGCCTTGGTTCTCTTCGAGTTCGCCGCTGAACGCTTCGACCTGCTCTTCGGTCAGCCCGAGCTCGTCTTTGAGCTCCTCGATGTCACCATCGGCCTCACGGACCGCTGACGAGAAGTCGCGCTGCGCCTGCCGACCGGACTTCCCCGTCTCCTCCGCGTACGCACCGACTAGCTGGGCTGCCTCGTCAGACGCGACGCCCATCTCTTGCAGCTCCGTGCTCGAGCGCTCGAGCGTGCGCCCGAGATCGTCCGCCTCGAGAGTCGTGTTCCGGATCACCGTCGTGAACGTGTCGGCGTTGTCCTCGATCGCGTCGAGATCGCCGTCCAAACCCCTTATTGCTGGTCCGAGATCAGACGCGACAGACTCGGCCGAGGAGCCCACTGCATCGGCGAGGTTGTCGCTGGCGTTTGCGAGCCGTTCCAGCTCTGCCTCGCTCTCGACGCCCTGCTGTGCGAGCGCGTCGAGAGTAGCTACCGAATCTTCGATCGGGAAGCTCGCGTCTGAAAGACTCCGAGCGAGCCCGTTCATCTCGTCGCTGGTGAGCTCCGTCGACGCCGCCGTCCGTCCGAGCGATTCACGCAGATCGGCAGTATCGTCGAGAACCGACTGCATGGTCGCCCCGAGGCCGGCGAGCGCCCCACCAGCAGCCAGCCCTCGCTTGTCGATCGCGAGGATCCCACCTTCTGCAGCGCCGGCAGACGCTTCGTTGAGCCCTTCGGCCGCCACGGCCGCTTCGTTGGCGCCTTGTTGGTATGGCTCAGAATCGAGTGAGACTCCTGCTTCTATAAAATCGAACATTTGTTGTGTGTTGGTTTCCAGCAGTTGTTTTTGAAACGATACTGGCCGCTCAAAGCAGAGGTGTCAAAGAACAGATGCCGCCGACGGACTGTTATGCCTGTGCGTCAGGCCGGAGGGGAGCCATCTGCTCCCATGTGCGATGACACGCACCGCGACATAACGTGATCAGATTCTCCATCGCGTTCCGTGCTTCTGGATCGTCCACCTGTCGCGCCGGTGTGATGTGGTGGACGACGTGTTTCGTGCCGAACTCATCGAGGTGGTCGGCTTCAGTGCGGCCGCAGTGTTGACAACGAGCCTGATCGCGGATGCGGACGTGCTTCCGTTTCTGAGATGTCCACCCTTTTCCGTAGTCGAAACCACTGCCACCAAGCCACTGGTGGTGTCTCGGGCCTCTTTGGTTCGCAGATAGCCAATCCCACAAACAATCTTGCGAGCAAAACCTCGAATGTTTGGCATCTGCTGGGTTCGTCTCATAGACTGTACCACACAATTCGCATTCGCACTCAACGTCACCGCCGCGCCAACTTGGTGCGTTTTCTCCTACTAAGTTTTCAGATTGCCACTCTGCCTTACACGTACGGGAACAAAACCGGCTTCCAAACCTCTCCAAATGGCTGGGTGTTCTGTTATACGCACCTCCACATTGATCACATTCTAAATTGATACTACCCCACTGCGGGTTATCCGCCCCGGTAAGCCCCTCCAACCAATTATCCTTACACCTTCGGGAGCAGAACCTCGATCGAGATTCCTGATATTCTGGCACTTGATATACACAGCCACATTCTACACAAGACTTCTCAACCCTTGGCACTCGCTCCGAGACAAAGGCGTCTTGTCGACAGTCTTTTGAGCAGAATTTCGCCGTCTCTCTGCGGTATTGTCGGACTGTGAAGACCGAACCACAGTTCTCACACGTCTTTTCAATCTCGCCGCCTTTCCACTTCGGATTGTCCTCTCCAGTAAGGCCCTCAGATTGCCACTCGTCTTTGCACTCACGAGAGCAAAACCTAGCCGTGTCTACTGATGAGTTGGGGCGAAACTCCGACCCACAGTGTTCACACTCAGTAGTCGAGATTAACGACTCGCCGTGAGCGCTTTGATGGTGGATCTTCATCGCCCGGTCCGAACTGAAGTCATCGCGCCCACACGTGGGGCACCCGGTGCCTTCAGTCGTGTCAGTCCTCGCCATCACACACCACCTCGCGGAGGTCTTCAAGGAGATCGGGCGCGTCCTCTTCGAACAACTCGACCTCTTCAGCCACGCGCTCGTTGATCCGTGCCTTCACACGCGAACGGGCTTCGTACATACGCTGCTTGCCGTGTTCGCCGCGAAGGTACTCCCGCTCTGTCTCTGTCGTAAGTGCACGCCCGGTTGCCATGCTGGATGATCGGTCTTTCATTGTATTTACTTGTTGCATCCGACCACCCATAAACTTGTTCCATATGACAACCTACTGCTGACGAGACAGTCGCTCGTAGTAGGCTGCCTCGTGGAAGGCGCGCGCCTCCGGGCTCAGGTCAGCCCACTCGTCGAGCGACCAGCCGTGCAGCCGGAGCAGCGTCGCGAGGTGTTGGCCTCGATCAGACGTTGCGAAAGGCGCGGAACTCCTCTACCGAGAGGTCCGTGTCCATGTTGATGAGCTCGATATAGTCGAGCGCCATCTTGATCGACACGTGCCCCTCGAACCACGTCTGATCCATCCACTC